ATATAAATGCCAATATCTGCAAATCACACCATCAGAATAATATCCTGTAGCGGCAGGTGCTGACATAGTAGCATCAGCATATATATACGATGCTGTTGCAAGGTCTGTAGAATCTAAATAATAAGTTGAAGCAGGCATAATTTTTATTTTTAAAGTGGTGGGCAATCACATTCAGAAAATTCCATCGCTAAGTCTGCAGCATCACCTCCACTATAAGTTAAAGTTGTTCCTTCACCAACGCAAATTAACTTTGAAGCACCTGCATTAATATTTGTAGGAGAACCAAAACAAGTAGTAGGAAGAGCAGTTACATTTATGGTACTAGCAGAATTGTTTGTTGCAAGAATAGTATAGCAACTTGATACACAACATTGACACTCATTTAATTGAGTAACAATACATGTTCCTGAGTCAACTACTTCTGAAAGACAAATAAATAGTCCTGAATTATTTTTAACTGTTACATTTTCTACTAAATTTCCATCGCAATCTATATAAGAAATTAATTGTGTTGTTGCTGAATAAAAATAATAAGTAGAACAGCAAATTCCTGTGCATCCACATTCTTGAAATTGAAAGTCTAATAATTCAACATCTGCAATTCCTTGTGGTATAGTAAAGTACCCTGCATCAAAATAATCATTCACACAAAGACTTTTTGTACTCATAGGATTAAATATAGTAGATGAAGGAGTAGTTGCTCCACAATCCACTAAACCATAAAACTCAATAGTAGCAGCAGAAGTGCTTACAACTTCAAAATTTACACATTGATTACTACAACAAAAACATCCTAAATACATATAAGTAAAAGATGGCTCTCTCATATCTTCAGGAAAATCTCTAGCACATATAAATACCGCTCCATAAGCAGGGAATTCATCATCAGGAGTAGGGAATTCATCTCCAATTATAGCATTATTTCCATTACAATCAACATATCCAATTGAATTCCATACTCTGTTATTATTATTTACAACAAGCCAAGACCCACAATTACAAGGCGGAGGAGTATAACAATCTGTACAAGCAGTTGTACAATCATCTTCACTAAAACATAACTCTACAGCCGTACTTTGTCTTAAATCCCAAATTAAATATAAGAAATTCTGTAAGGCAGGAGTAGTAAAAGTTCCTTTCCATTGAGTCAAGTTTGGTTGTGTAAGTGGAGTTATATTTGTAGCAACAGATAAAAGTGTTGTAATACTTGCCGGGTTATTAGGATAATTTGTATTGCTTGTATGATACAAAAATTTATTAGGAGGAACTGTAACATCAAAGTCATCAGTACCTATTTTATTTGTATATAGATTCATATCTACTCCGGGATATGGAAAACTTCCTTGACCCCAAAAACCTGCATCAATGTTATAATATGATACAAGAGGATTAGAACTTGGTAAAGCAAAAGTAACTTGATTGCTTTGTAATGGCGATGAATATGGTATTAAAGGGTCAAAGTAATTATATTGATTATGTATAAACATTCCCGAATTTGAACCATCAGTGATTACTACTTCAACTAAAAATATTTCATTACATTCTTGACATTGATTGTTAATATCAAAAGTAAGATTTGCTCCTGCAGTAATTGTTATAACAATTTGTAATTCAAGTACAATAGGATTATTTACTGAATAAGGAATATTAATAGTTTGACCTGTATCTATAAAACCTGATGTAGTTGTAGTCCCATCATAAGTTACATCTACAGTAACTCCTCCTGCTTGTACAAAACCTGTTTGCAATACAATATTTCCATCTGCAATGCAATTATTTAATTTTACACAATAACTTATTATTCTTTCAGGTTTACCTGTATTGTCTATATTAAATGAATTTATTTGACCACATCCAATACATTCTATAACGCTTGGTACTTGTATGTCATTACTTGTTAGTACATACTCATTCATATATGGGTCATAACCACCAAGTTTCTGTGTAGTTTGAGCATTGATAAATTCATCTCTAAACCAAGTTCTCATTCCAAATTCAGATACCACTCTTAGTTGGTCGCTTTGCATTGAATCTCCTTGAATATGAATTACAGCACCTTTCTTTGTGTCAGTAAAATATCTATCAGCACCCCATTGGACATAGCTTTCAGGGTTATGGCTTATTCCATATTTTTCAGTTCTTGCAATTTGAGTTCCTAATACTTCAGGGACTGCAGTTAATGCCCTACCTGCTCCTGCATCTGACAATAAATTCTTTCCTGCTAGTACATATGATACCTTATCTTCTTGAAGACATAAGACATCTGTTTCTCTACCATCTAAAACATATATATATCCAAAAGAAGACTCTAAATATTTATAATTTAAAAGTCCTAAATTAAACTCATTTAATTTATTTAAGTTGGATTCAGTATTATATATACCACTATATGTTATATCTGAAAATCTATGTGCTTCTTTATAATCTTGAGCAGAAACAGATGTTACTCTTTCTCCAAGATTAAATTCTCTTCCTACTATTGAATCTCTAACCTTATAACTTTCAACTCCATTTCCAAAAGAAAAACAATTAAAGAAACCTGTGTCTATAATTGCATCTTGACCTAAAGCAAAGTCTTGGTTTTGTACATTTCCATCGTGTTCTCCTGTAGTAGAATTTATAGCAAATGACAAATTATTTTCAAAAAACACATCGGGCAAAGCATCTATTGGAAGTGTTTCAAATATAAAATCAGGCTCTATTGCAGTTCTTTGTAATGAAAATCCTAGTTTTGTACTAGGTGGGTCAGAATCAGTTGGACAACCTTTTGTGCCCGACATCCAAAATTTTAACAAATTAGTAGCAGGGTCACGATTTATATATAACTTCATAACATCTCTATCTACTCCACTTGTTACAGTACTAGACATAGTAGCGTCAGATACATTATAAAGCCCCATATATGTTAATGCTACTTGACCGCCTGATGTTAATGATGTTAATGATGCCATAATAGCTGTTTCATTTGCCGTAAACCAAGCTGCTAAACTAACATAAGATTGAGTAGCAGTAAAAGTCGCGTAATTTTGAGCTCCATTAGCTTCTCTTTTTGTACATCCTGACCAAAAATCTGCTCCAATATAAGTATATAACATAATCTTTATTACTGAACCAATAGGAACATCAAGGTCTGTGTATAGTAATGCAGGAGGAACAGGAAAAGCAGGGTCTGACCACACTACTTTTGTCTTGGAATATTGGCTATCTGTGGCAGTATAAATTGGAATAGGACTAATTTGTGAGTCAAAGTTACCTGCTTCCAAACGCATATAAACTCCGGCAATAGGATATGTAGTCGATTTTGCCTTTGATATTTTTTCTAAAACAGTTGTATATAAACAGTCTATAGTTGGTCCACTTGAATCTTTTTTTACAATAAGTCTATCGCCAACCTCAACTTTTTGCATATTTTCACCTTCAAGTAAAAACCAAATTAAACCTCCATCTTCAACTACAAGCGTTGAGTATACTGTTTGATATCCTTCTTGGTCAGGTTTTATTACAAATTTATATTTTGTTGCCCAATATGGAGCAACTTGTGACACAGGTATGTTTACCTGTATTGAGTTTTTATTTGGTGATGATGAACAAGGAGTGTAAACTATATTATAGGGGCTAACAAGAGCTGTTGATGAGCGTAAAAAATCATCCATATAAACAATTCCTATCTCATATCCTCTGTTACTATGCAAACTTCTTGCATTTCCAAGTTTATTAAATGTAACAAGACTACTTACTATACTATAATATTCATACGCATAATTTCCAAGATTATTTATATCTTCATATTGCATTGCAACTAATTGCAAGTCAATAAAAGGGTCTGAAGGAGATGTAATAGTTGTTACTATTGCTATAGGTTCGTTTATAGCATTAATTCCTGAAGCTCTTTTTTGCCATCCACTAGCTTGATTTGCAGGTATATTACAATTAAAAATATCTGTAAATGTACTTCCATCACAAGAAGTAAAATTTGAAGGAATTGGGTCATATACAGGAAGTATATTTGTAAGCGTTCCTACCCAATCCTGAAATTCAACACTTTGAGATAAATCAAATGGACTTAAATAATCTGAAGCAAGAGTGAATGTTGATGAAATAAATGTATTTCCTGTTTGTGTTGTAGGTGCTCCTCCTGTATAACTATCGTTTGTAAATTCTAATTTAACTTGTATTGTAGCTCCCGCTATTAAATTTGACTCATAAGTTGGCGAAGCTAAAGAAGCGAAATCTATTCTTAAAATAGATAGAGGCACAGGATGATTTCCATCTATAGTATAAACAGAATTTTCAGCAGTTGAAGTTAAAGTTTCTGAACCTATTTCATCTTGCATTAAAGTTGCTACATATGTAAGCTGCAATGGTTGTCCATTAGTAGATACTAAGTCATATCCTTCAACATAGTTTCCATACATCAATCTATTGCCCATAAGCGTTTGAGCTTGAGCAAATCTTGGAACATTGTCATATAATCTTAATAATTCTGCTTCAGGTAAAACAGTAAAGATTTTACTATTATCAAACGTTAAAGTTTTAAATGAATTATTTGGAATACCTAAGTCTGCCTTATTTTGTTTCTCAATTATTTTTATTATATTGCTTTCTGATTGCTTAAATAATAAGTCTATACCTAAAACAAGAGAGTTTCCTGTATAATAAGTTACTTCACAAGCATTGAATGCATTTATCATTCCCTCGTTCAAATATGCTTCAATAGTTAATTCAAATCCATTTGGTGAAAAAGCAATGTCAGACCATTGGGATGTAGCTGAGTATTGACCATCGGCATATAAATATCTATAAGCAAATGATATAAACCTCTCTTCTAAAAAATTCTGTTCTCCTGCAGTATTTATTAACTCTACAGTTGGAGCTTCTGAAGGTGGCTTTTTAATTACAAGTAATGATTCCTCAAGTAGCGCTTGCCCTGTAGTGCTTCCCGCATCAATAAGCGGAGCACCTGAAGGAATAGCATAGTTTCTAGTTACATTTATTGACCTTGGAGCATTATAGTTATCCGTAAAAAACAATAAGTCTTCTATTTTATTTACTCCTGTGATTAAATACTGAGGATCAAAATTTAATGTTGTATCTACACCACCACCATTATCTATGGTAATAACATGATACGTTAAAGAAAATGTATTTGTATTGAATGAAACGACTAAGTCAAGTTTACCTGTGTTGCCTAATGGAAAACTAGGGTCATGTACAAACCAATAAATGGTTTCTATTGAACCATCCTCATATGCACCAATACACCTAGCGTCTACACTTAATAGTGTACCTTGAAACTTTAAAGTTGTAAGTGAAATATTTCCTTTTGTATTTTCAATAACTCCAAATTCAGAATTTTCTGTCGAACCCATTCTGATATTCATCGCATCAATATACTCGCCATTAGGAACAACTCTCTCATCGAAAGTTTTGTTCATCTTACCTGCAGTAAAATTTCTAGTAAACTTTGGCATATTATTTTAACATTTTATCTAATCCCCTTAGGTTCATTAAAAGTCTACCGGGATGAATATTGCTTATTCTTATTTTTGCATTTCTTAATAACGCCTGCTTATCTTTTTTAGCTCTTTGAATAATATACTCTTGAACACCAAACTTTGAATTTAGAATTTCATACTTTATAGAAGCATAGACATATGCCTCAAATAGTTTATTTATTGTAATCAAAGAATTATCTCCACCTTCCATTCCGTCAGAAACATATTCAAGAATACATAACCTCTCAGACATTCCTGAGTCAAAATTAATAACTCCTGATTTTTTATCTATTGTAAATGTAGGATTGGCATTTGCCGTTTCTGTATTTAATCCAAACCTTGCACCTATGGTATAATCAAAATACCAATACCCATCTACATTATACCCCAATTGCCCATTAAATTGGCTTGCTTGGTTTAAGTATATTGACTTCTTTGTCCCTGTAATTCTATCAAAATCTATACTAGAGTATTGAGGAGAAAGAGCATTGCCGTCTTGGTCAAATAATATATTTGAAAGGTTGTCTTGAAGGTATGCTTTTGATGAAAGCGTTTGAATGTTTTCACTTAATGGTCTTAGTAGACCATTTTCATATACAGATATTCTTACCCAATTAACATAGTCAGAAGGTAAGATATATCTTAATGTATTTGGAACATTTAATTCTAATATTTTTATTTCTTTAAATGCGTCATAGTTTAGTTCTTGAACTGCGCGTTTTGCATGAAACAATATCTTGTATCTTTCTTCGTTGTTTACTAAAGAATGATTACCTGAGTACATTAAAAGAAAGTTAGTTACTATATCAGCTAAACTAACATATTGGTACGAACCCCAATTTAAGTCCTCGGGATTGTTTCCATTATTCTCATAATATTCATACTGTGATATATACGCCATGTTTTATATATTATGGTATTTGTGCATTGTTCTCCATCTCTTCTTGCTTTCCAAATTGAGCAACTAATGTTTCTCTAATTGATATACCACAATATTGAAGTATCTTGACAACTAATGAAGTTTCATTTTGAGCGCCTATTTCAAAATCTTGATAATCAGGTTGCGATGGGTTAAAGACAGGCTCACCACCCGCTAAAGAAGTAAATGTCCACTTAGGTTCTTTAGGATACCTAAAGTAAGTTGCTTCAACTTGCAATGGTAAGTTTATAATACTTGATGGATAAAAAGTTATTAAGTCAACTGTTTGAGTATATGCAGGGTAGTTAACAGATGGCGATGTGATAGGTGACATATTTAATAATGTTATCTTTCCTGCTGTAACTTTTTCCGCTTCATTTTGAACTGAAGTATCAACAATCCTATAAGATTGAGGCACTAATGTAAATATATTTGCAGAAAGACCTAGTATTGTAGCACTTACAGATGTTACTGTAGCTGTTACCATTGGAGCAACTGAAGTATTAGTTACAATATCTCCAACTGAAACTCCTGCTAAAGAAAAATTAGCTGATGAATCTATTAATTGTGATGCAACAACAGATGTGTTTACACCACTTGCAAGTATCTTAGAGTAGCACAATACTTTATTTATTAAATACTCTTCATCTCCTGTAGTTGTTAAAGATGGGAGATAATATATATTTGATAAAGCAGTAGTTACTGATGTGTTTGTCAATGAATTTGTTACTATAAACTCCTCCATTTGTTCAGCAAAAGATTTCCCAAAATCGGCATAATCTGTTCCTGACCCTCTAGCATTTTCCTTGTTTATAATTGAATTATAATCAGAAAAATATTTCATAAATAATTCTAATTGTGCTTGTTGTGCATACAAATTAAAATCAGATGGAGAAATATATCCGTAGTTATTTTTATTTAAAATAGCAATTACAGTATTCCTTACAGAGTTTATCATACTACAAAGATAATAAAAAAAAAGGCACTCTATTAAAGTACCTCTTTGTTTTTAAATTAATTAGTCTTATGCAATAGCTACAGAAGTAATCAATTGTTGCGTAGCTCCAACCAT